ACCAACGTCACCGACAGTTCCCGGCTGCGTTACGGCGCTGGGTTATCAAACTAAACATGCTTGATGAAACGGAGCTGAATGCGCTGGAGCAATTCTTCATGGCGCAGGAAGGGAGTTTCGGCACGTTTTCATTTGTGGATCCCTGGACGCAGACCACATTTACTAATTGCAGCCTAAATCAAGACACTCTTCAGTATGCGGTCGAAGGAGAGATGCGTGGAACGGCCAGCTTGACTGTGACGGAAAACAGGGTGTAGATGCCATACTTTCCTCAATTGTCATCCGGGGCCACGGGGCAGTATCCCATCCAGAAGCGCCGTATCGCAAGAACGATTATCAACCAGCTCCCCGACGGAAATAGGGTGAAGTTTGCGGATGCAGGCGGGGAGCGGGTCGAGTGGCAACTGGCCTTTCAGGACTTGACCGATTCCGAGCTGATCTACCTGCAGCAGTTTTTTTCGGCGTGCGAAGGACAGCTCAATGGCTTCACGTTTCTCGATCCACTCGACAACCTGCTGGCATGGAGCGAAGCCCTGAACCAACCGGCATGGGAAGCCAGCGCACTGCTGCACCTCACGGCAGGGATCGATGATCCTAATGGCGGAACCGGCGCAACACGCATCGTGAATCCGGCCGGGTCCGACCTGAGCGTGCAGCAGAGCGTCAATGCGCCGGGTGGATTGGTCTATTGTTTTAGTACATATGTCCGGAGCCAGAACGGCGTTTCGATTTCGCTATTCCGTCAGACTGCAGACGCATCGGACAGCCATTCATATGCAACGCAGGCGACGTGGAACCGGATCAGCCTGAGTGGACGCCTCAGCACGGCGGCGGACTCCATAACAGTTGGGATCACAGTGCCAGCGGGGCAGTCGGTGGATGTCTACGGATTTCAACTCGAACCGCAGCCCGCTGCTTCGCTCTATAAGTCGAGCTTCTCCGCAACCGGCATCTATTCCAATGCGCACTTCAGCCACGATGATTTTACCGTGACGACAACAGGACCCAATCGCAATCAATGCACACTGACCGTTTCGGCGCGGTGACAAATGCCCACGGCGTTTCAAGTTAAAGAGCAGGTTGTTACCGACACACCGCTTCTTCTCTTCAGCTGTCAATTTCAAGATACCCGAGTGGAACACTGGTCGACGCATCAGATCACGTTGTCGGGGACAACTTACGAAGCGCGAGTCCTGCAACACAATCTCTACGAAATTCAAACATCCTCGGACCTAGGCGTGGATGCGATTCCAAAGATTTCGCTCTCGCTCGCCAACGCCGACTCCCACTTCTCAGAAATCGAGCGCAGTTCGGGGTTCAAGGGCGCGACACTCACCGTTAGCTTTGCCTTCTTCGATATCACGCAAGGCACGGCCACAACCGCAGTCCTAACATTGTTTAAAGGTATTTTCAATCCTCCGGACGAAATCACGGAATCCACATTTCGCGTTACCGCCGCGAATAAGATGAACATGCAACGGGTGCTGATGCCGCAGGTCCGGGTCCAGCGGCGCTGCCCGTGGGAGTTTCCTGCGACGCTGGAACAAAGGCAAGAGGCGGTCAACGGAGGCGCGAACGGGAAATACTCGCGGTTCTACCGTTGCGGATACTCGCCCGATGTACCCAGTGGCGCCGGGGTGCTCAACAGCGCAGTCCCATACACGACATGCGGATTCACGAGATCGGACTGCGAAGCGCGGGGCATGTTCAACCAGGACAACTCGCTCCAGGCGACGCGGAGATTCGGCGGGATGGAATTCGTGCCGTCGTCGACCCTGGTTCGTTCCTCCGGTCAATCAAGCCGCTATTGGTCGCCGGTAGTATCGAATGTTGCCTTGTACAACGATTTCGTCCCGCTCATCTACGGAACCGTGTGGTACTCGCCGAGTATTGTGTTTGCGAGGAACGATGGCAATCTAACTCGAATCGAAGTCCTGCTGGGGATGGGGGAGATCCATAGCGTCATCAAGGTGCTGGTGAACGGCATCGATATTCCGCAGGGACACGCTGGCACCAACATGACAGGAACGGGCTGGTTCAATCTGTTCAGTACCGGTACCCGAACGGGAGGATTCGACGCGGATTTCAGCGACAATAATGGAAATCCGCTGGGAGATCCTTACGGGAGCATGGCCGCTCTCTCGGTAGTAGTTCCGAATCGAATTAATGACGGCGGCAACTTACCTGCCATCACGGTGCTGGTGGAAGGCTCGAAGCTGGACACGTATGGGTTAGATGGGACATTCGCCAGCAACACGTTCACGAACAATCCCGGATGGATTCTGCTGGACGTTTTGAGACGGTGCGGCTGGGGCTTAGACGAGATCGATGTGCGGAGCTTCGCGGCGGCGGCGGCCTATGCCGATGAACAAATACAGACCCAAGATCTGTACGGAAACACGATCACAGTGCCGCGTTTCGGCTGCAATCTGGCGCTAGTTCGCAGACGAACCGCAGGCGATCTCATCCGAGGAATTCGCAATACTTGCCGGCTGTATCTCACCTATGGAACTGATGGGTTGCTACAACTTGGCGTAGAGAACACATTTGCACTGCAGCAGCCATCCAAGCCCGATTGGAGCAATAGTTCAAGTGTGTATAACAGCGGCTGGCCGGGTTACGAGTTTAGCGACGGATCTTCGGGAAATTCCAACATTGCGCGGAGTGGAAACGGACAATCCAGCGTTCGCCTATGGTCGCGAAGTATTGCAGAAACTCCGAATCGTTTGGCGGTTGAGTTTCAAGATGCATTCAATGAGTACCAACAGGACAGCTATTCTCTGACGGATGTGGATGATGTCCAGCGAGCGGGCCAGGAAATCACGGCGCCTATCACGGCGCTGGGAATTCCGAATTACGATCAAGCAGCGCGAATTCTCAAGTTCAACCTGGACCGCGCAATTCAGGGAAACACATACGTCCAGTTTCAGACAAGCGTCAAAGCGCTGGGACTTCAACCGGGCGACTTAATTACACTGACCTACCTGAAAGAAGGATTTACCCAGCAGCCTTTCCGAATTATCAAGATCGCACCGGACTTGAATTATCGCACCGCCTCAATTACCGCACAGATTCACGACGATGCCTGGTATGACGACACCAATGGCCAGGTGCCGGGCAACTCGGGTGCGAGAAGACAACCTGGATCGGAGATAGGGTTACCACGGCCGCTCATTGGGACAGTAGTGGACGCGAACGGCAACGTACAGTTTAACGTGACGGAAACCACGCTCCAGGCGGCGGACGGAAGCACGGCGGTCGAAGTGACGGTGGCGTTTTCTGTTCCTTCGACGGTTGCCTCAGGCGCTCCGGGCGTCCCGCTCCTGAGTCTGGCGGCGGTGATCGCCACAAGCGGCGGGACACTGAACGGCGGGACAACCCGGTACTATGCAGTGAGCGCAGTAGACGGATCCGGATCGGAGGGCAGCCTTTCGTTCATCGTTCCGGCGGTGATTCCCGCGGGGCCAAACACGAATACGGTTACGTTGACGGGGCTCAGTTTTCCCCCGGTCGCGGCCGCGTTTCGCGTGTATCGAGGCGCAAGCCCGGCGCAGCTTTACCGGATTGCATCAAATCAGAGCATCGCAACCCAGTTTACGGATAGCGGGCTGGCGAACCAGATCAGCCCGCCTCCCGATCTTAATTTCGACCACGCAAACTTTTACTGGCGGATGGAACAGCAGCCGGAATACCCTGCCACGATGCACGATTCCGTGACGATCGGCAACGATACGCTACAGATGGTTGTGAACGGTTATCAGGGCATGATCGTGCGGATCACGCGAGGGACTGGCGCGGCTCAAGAGCGTGTGATCGCATCAAATACGACGACCGCAGTCGAAATCAGCTTGCCTTGGGATACGCAGCCGGACGCAACGAGTTATTTTGTGGTGGCAGAATCGGGCTGGCACCCCGGCGCGACGGCGCACGCCAGTCCTGTGCAGTTTGCGATTCCGAACCGGCCGGGTGCGACGGTTCACATCTCCGGCCGAGCGGCTAATGTGAACAACGAGGAATCGCCACTAGAACTGTGCACGCTGACCCGGTGGGTGATTGGAGGATCGGGTGGGCTGGATGCGGACGTACCGCCAGCACCGTCGTTTGGTTTGGGTTTTTCAAGTGCGTTCGGCGGCTCGATCGACCTGAGCGGCGTTAGTTTTACGGACCTGACAAACACGCATACGATCACCGCGGGCACGCTCACTCTGTATTATTTTGCGGAACTGGGTGGTTTGCCGACATTGTCGTTGGCATCTGCCATCGGCCCACAAGATACATTCGCTGATCTGAATGCACCGAGTACGGCACAGGCAGGAAGCTTTATCCAACTCGAGGCTGAGGTGCTGAAAATTGCAGCGGTGCTGAATAACGGATCGCGCTTTCAACTGGTCCGGGGAGTGCAGACCAGCACGAGCGCGGCGCACGCCAGCGGGACCTTCGTGTACACTCTTTCGAGCAAGACGCAGATCGTGCCGTTCGCGCCTGATTTCTTTGGCAGCCCGGCGAGCGGGAGCTGGAGTTATCCCACATTCCTGCCGGATTGCCGTATTACGAGCGCGGAGCTTTTCGTTACAAATGTCAAAGGGAACAGCCCGACGACGGCCATTTGCGTAACTCAGGCCGAAGATTTCGGATTGCGAACGCTGGCTGGCGGACAGTTTTCGTTTCAGGTGGAAGGATTTCTGGCGATCGAAACCGGTGCGACACCCGACATCATTGTCGAGAACACTTACTCTGTGCGCGATGTGTATGCGGTCATCCGGCAAGCGCCGGTAGGCGGGGCAGTTCAATTCCAGGTCAATCAGAATGGGACTCTCTATTGCGCGCTCACGATCGCGGATGGACAAACGGTTTCGAACTCGGCGGACGGGGCGCAACTGGCCGTGCTAACGCCCGGGGCGAGGCTCAGCCTGGACATTAATATGGTGGGGGTTACGAACCCGGGGGCGGATTTGACGGTGGTGATTCGGCTGTAGGGGGTCGCGGTAGAACGGGAACAGGCAACACTGTCCACGACAGGCAGCTCGATAGGTTGGGAGGGTTTGGGTTAGGGACAGTGAAGCCTGTCCCCGTCGACGGGAACGCGTCATATGGCTGAGACTTTGCAGAAACTGCGTCCGGACCGGGACTTGCAATGTTATTTCCTGGAGCCGTCGGCTGCGGCGGCGCTGAGTG